GACGTTGATGTGCTGGACGAAAATAGCCAGGATCGGATACCTGTTGTATCTGAGAATGAGAATCAAGATACTTGGTGTAAACGTGCGCTTGAAGCACAAGAAAAATACGGAATAGAAATGTTTTACTGCGGGCATGATCAGCCCGAATCAATCGAGGCGTTTAAATACGCCGGGATATGCGCAACTATGGCCGATAATCGGGTTGCCGCCGGCATTCAAACAGTATTAACTTTGATGAATGTTGGCGAGAATAAGCGCACAAAATTTCGTATTCATAAGACAAATTGTCCGCGTTTGGCGAAATATTTACCGGCATATACATGGAAAGAGGCTAGAGACGGGAATTTGTCGGAAGAACCAAACAAAGTTAATGACGATGAATGCGATCAACTTCGATATGCGGTTTATAGTGGTGCGAAAAAATGGTTCAAATATCTACCTGAAACTCAAGATGACTCAAAAGAGGCCGCCTAATGATAGGCCAACTGATTCAAAGGACAAAAGCCGCTGTTAACGCTTTTCAAGGTAAATCTGTTTCAGATCAAAACAGATTCTTTCGCTTAAACGATTTTTCCCACAGCACTAATTTTAGAAATTCAAAAGATTATTTGAATGCGTATCGATTCGTAAGCTATGTGGGCCAAGCGGTATCGATTGTGTCTCAGGATATTGCGGCGCTGGCTTTTGAGATTTTAGATGAAAACGGCAACGAACTTAAAAATGTTGAAATCAATGATTTCTTAAAACTTCCGATGGAAGGAGTTGGATATTCGACCTGGATGGGTGCCATCGTCATCCATTTGCTGCTTGATGGCAATGCATTCCTTTTGAGAAAAACAAATAACGCACTTTCATTGACAAGAAACACATTCGATGAGGCCGCGATATTGAATCCGTCTCTTGTCGAAGTCATCAATATACTTGGTTCGGAAGTTCGTTCTACACGCAATACTAACATCTCTAAAATTCTTGAATATAGGATTAATTTGGAGAATAACTTTCTGCAAGTGCCCGCTCAAGAAGTTCAGAAAATAATTCTTGTAGGACCCCATAATCTTGTGCGAGGGATGGGAAAAATACAACAAAACGCGACTCTGTTGGACGCTGACCGTTTTAGTTCAATATTCAATAGTACATTTTTCGAACAAGGCGCCATCGCTAATATTGCTGTTTCGCCGGGTATTGATATGGGGCAAAAACAGCAGAAGTTATTTGAAGATAAGTTAAGGGAAGATTACGAGGGGCAAGAAAACTGGAATAAAATAATGGTTTTACCGAAAGATTCAACAGTTAAAACTTTTAATTTATCACACAAAGATATGGAATTTATTAAGCAAAAGAAGATGACCCGGCAAGACGTATTTGGGATTTTTCAGGTTCCGCCCATCATTTCAGGAATAATGGACGATGCGAAGTATGATTCTGCTGACGAACAAAAGAATGTGTATTATGGACTTAGTTTACCTCGACTGTATGCGCCTATTGAAAACGGAATAACCAATTTGATCAAAACATTCGATAAAAGGGCAAATTTTAGGATTGTCAAACGCCAAACGATCGATCAAGAGAAACAGAATGCTATCGCGCGCGACATGTTCGATCGAGGAGCGATTACAGCAAATGAGTACAGGGAAATGCTCGGCAAGCCGATTGATCGTGACAATTCTTCCTTAAACACTCATTTTATTAGTTTTGGGCTTGTTCCGCTCGATTCCGCCCTAAGTCCAACCCCACAAGAAGAAAAAAGCATCGGTGCAATAGAATCATCGCAGACAAAACAGATTGGAACAAAGGCATCCGCTAGACAGCTTCGACTTCATAGGCAAGCGACGAACACAAAAAAGAGAATCGAAAAAGAAATCAATAAATCGATAATAAAATTCTACAAACAAATGGAAATTCGCGCACTTGAAGGGCTTGAGAAAACGGTAACCGATATCCAAACCAAAGACGCCAATATTAACGATGTATTTGATTTTTCGGAAGAGAAAGATGAAGCAATTAAGAGTAGCCGGAAATTCTTCACATCGGCATCCGTGCTTGCATTAAACGATTTCAATTCATTTTTCAATGCAGATATCGACACCACGTTTGGCAATCAACAAATTAGGCTCGTTGTCGAAAAACTATCGGTTAGATACGCCGACCTTACAATCAACTCACGCAGAGAGGAACTTAGAAAAATTCTGGAAAAAGCAGTCTCGGAAGGATTGGCAATATCTGAAATCAAAGTCAGTATTCAACAACATTTTCAAAGTCTTATTGGTAAAGAAGGATGGCGGGCGACTCGAATTGCCAGGACAGAGGCTAGCTATGCATGGGATCAAGCAGCGGGGATAGGTTATAAAGAAATTGGGGTAACTCAAATTGATGTTGTTGGGTGCGAGGAATCGCATCAACCGTGGGATTGTAATTTATGCTGCTTTCCGCTCGGAAAAATAGACACTTTGAATTTTCATCCTAATCATACAGGAACCGTTGTCCCGAATGGAATATAGTACCTTTTTATAGGACATCACCTGAATATGATATGATGAAAATATGGAACCAGAAGATTTAGTACTCAAAAAAGAATGGATTGAAAAAGCGGTCTGGTATACCGATCACAAAGGGTGGGACTCAAAAGATGTTGCCGTCGTAAATGAAATCAATTATGACTTAAAAATAATCAAGAAAAACGATGATGACACCAGAAATGGTATACGCATAATCGGTTTTTTATCTACATTCAAAAATGTAGACAGAGAGGGCGATATTGTTATGGAGGGTGCGTTTGATCAATCGCTTAAAGATATCGAGAAACGCGGCGGAAAACTTCCCCTTTTATTTGATCATTTCAACTCGACTTCCAATCACGGAGGGTCTTTCGAAAAATTAAAAGTGACTTCCGAGGGACTTAAATTCGAGGCTTTTATCTCTGAGACACCAAAAACCACGCATCAATTACAACTTATCAAAGATGGGCATCTAAACACTGTGTCGATGGGCGGGCTTTTTAAATTTAAAGACGGTGGCGAACGAAATAGCAAAGATCGTAGATTCATAGAAGAAGTGGTCCTTTTTGAGGGATCGATAGTATCAATTCCAGCGAATCCGAAAGCGACTTTTGTGATGAAATCACTAGATGACTTATTACCTAAAGATGACGAGAAATCGAAGAAAATACCTCAAGAAGGAAACTCTAAGAAATTATCCGTCAGAGAAAAAATGAATCAAGCATTTCAACTAATGGAGGTTTAAAATGGATTTTGAAGCTATTAAGGCTCTTATTAAAGAGGGCAAAACCAAAGAGGAAATTTTCAGTAAGATTTTTTCTGATGATGAAAATGCGAATGTAGAAGATGCGACCAAGAACTATTTGGCAGCTAAAAAAGCAGTAGAAGCAGAAGGGATTTTGGATTCCAAAGACGCAGATGACAAAAAAGCAGCCGAAATTAAGGTCGAGGCGAAAAAGCTTGCAGATGAGGCGCTCAAGAATATCAAATTAGATGGGATCCTAGAAAAAGCGATCCAATCCGGAAAAATTGAAGTTAAAGAAAATAAAAACGAATGGAAAAGTGATATGGCGCAATTCATAAAATCACTTGTCGTCTTTAAGAAAAACGGAAGCCCCAAAGCTCGCGCAAAATTGATTGAGTTGAGCCAAAAAGCAGAGAAGGTACACGTTCAGATGGGATTAAAGGCTTCCTCCGTAAGAACCGATGACGACGGAGAGGGCGGGTTTTTAATCCGTCCTGAATTTGATCTTGAAATGGACAAACTCATATATAAAAGTTCTGCGCTTTTGGATGCGATCAAGGTTAGACAAGGAAATGATAAAACTCTAATTGATAGCATTTCTACATTCGATTTTTCGTTTAGAGCAACTCAAAATGATGATTTTGATGAAGTGAAACCGACTTTTGATCAACAGCAACTTGATTACCGGGAATCGGGTGGAATCGTTCCAATTGGAGCATACGCATTGGAAGGCTCGGAGTTTAATTTAGTTAATGAGATAATGGAAGGTGCGGCGGACGCCAATATTAGACTCATGGAGCCTTTGATAGCAACCGGAAATGTAGATGCTCCCGATACTGACGTATTTGATGGCTGGCGGTTCCACGATGGGATCACAACCTCGGCGGTCATATCAGGTGCCGGGGCCTTAAATAGTAAGGATCTTACGAATGCGTATCTTGCGGCACCGTCTCAAAGTAGGCGTTTTGGAACTTTTGTTCTG